ATACCAAACCCGATGTTTTTAACCTATTTAAAAAATCTGTTCTTTGTTTTTCATCATTAAGATTTAAGTCTTCTATTTCTTTTTGTTGAAAAAGTTTTGCCCAAGATTTATCATTAGCTGCAAATTCACCTTCTGTTTTTTCTAAACTTTTTTGAAATTGTTCAAATTCAAAAGCAGATATAGTGTTTTCAAAGCTCTGATTATTTAATTTACTTTTAGCTATAATAATAGTTCTTTCTTTACTAACGTCTTTATTAGCTGCTTCGTTTATTTTTTTAGCTTCAATTGGATTAGTTAATAAATATTCAGCTCTAACATCTTCTGCTATTTGACGAGACACAGCTTCCGCTAAAGCAGCTTTTCTATCGTTTCTTGTGTTTTTCGCAACATCAGCACCTTGATAATAAGATATAAATTCTTCTTTAGTGGGAGGAAACATGGCCCATTGCTTTGATATGCCAGTTCCTTTTTGCGCTGCGTTTTGAGCTAAAAAAGCATCTATTAAAGGTATATAATTTTTATTTAAATAGTCTGTAAAATCTTGTTTTGTTTTTGTGTTTTTACCAAACTCTGCTTTTATATCCTTAATTAATTGACTATCGTAGATACTAGCTACAGCTTGTTCAGCAATAGATTGTCTTTTTTTAGGAGTTAAATCTTTGTTGTTTTGTAATTCATTAACTGCTTTTTGTAAAGCTACTGGAATAATTTTTTTAGCCTTATTTACTAAAGGCATAGGAAGTTTTAACCTATCTGCTAAAAATCTAGAACCAATTTTAACTTCAAATTCATTCTGATCTTCAGCTAATATTTGATCAGCTTTAGCTTCTATTAAATTACTTGTTTCTTCTTGAGATATAACTTGTTTAATAGCTCTATTAGCTCTTCTAGGTAATTGTGCTGCTATGTAAGCACCTATTGGTACTCCAGATTCAGGCTTGTATGTTTCGACTAGTTTAGCAACACCTTCTGGACCATATCTTAATTCACTAGCTAAAGCATCAACGTCTCCATCGTATCTTTTAAATTTAGGGGTTTTATTTAAAATGTCTATAGCTGTTTTTCTTATTAAACCTTCTTGTGTTTCTACTATAGCATCTACAGCTTCAACACCTTTTTGTTCATATAGGTTTTGAGCTCTTTCAGATAAAACAATACTATCTTCGGCTATAATTTCTTCGCTAGTTTTTAAAGCTTGTTCTGCTTTAATTATTTTTGAGTTTATTTCAGATTCTAAATCAGTATCACCGTTTACTATAGCTCTATCTAAATCATTATATAAATCTACAAGTCTTGAAGCTTCGTCTTCTCTAAATTGTTGAGTTCTAGATTTTGGCTGTATTCTTGTTTTAGATTCATTATTTATAGCGCTTAATTCTTTTTGTTTAGCTATAAATTCTTCTTCATATGTTTTAACAGCTGCATTTCTTTGTTCAGTAGTTATTAAACCATCATCGAGTTTTTGATCTAGTTCTGTAACTCCATTGCTTATAGCGTCTACTTCGTCTTGTATGGCAGCAACTTGGTCAATTTCTCTGTCTGTTAATTTTTCTGCTTTAGCCTGAGCTTTTAAAGTAATATCAATAACTTTAGCCTCTTGTATAGCTATGCCTTTTCTTATTTCTTCTTTAACTTGTGGATCTGTTGTTGTTGCTAAAGTTTTTCTTAATTCAGCTATACTTTCTAAAGCTTGATTTTGTAATACTGTTTCAGCTGGTCCGCGTAAAGCTGCTGTAGCTTTTTTAAATTTAAGATTTTGTTTTTTGTCTAATGATTTTGATATAGGATCTTTACCTGAACCTCTCATTAGTCCACCACCTACAAAACCTTGTAAGTAAGATTCTAATCCTTCTTGAGATAAAACAGCGTCAACAAAAGCTTCTGTTTTATTTTCATCTTTTGCAGAAGCTATATTTACAGCATCTAATCCTGTTTGAGCTAGTTCGGTTAATCCTTCTTTGTTTCCTGAAAGTAAAACGCTAGTCATAGTTTTTCCTAAACCAGCACTCGTCAACTTTTTAGTCATTAATCTTCCAGCGCCTTTTAACCCAAAACGCTCTAAAAGACCACTCATAGTTCCTACAGTAGCCGCAGTTGTTATGTCATCTTCACCGTCTCTTATTAGATCAGATAAAGTTTTACCTTTTTGTTTAGCAACTTCTTCATTATAATCTATATAAGATCTACCTATCATGTCTGGAATTAATCCACCCCCCAAAGTTAAAGTGTTTATAGCAGCTGAAGACCCTATTGATGTTATACCATTAACTAAACCAGCAATTAATTCACCTGATCCTTTTAGTATTTCACCTTCACCTATAAGCTTTGCACCTTCTGTAATTGATCCAACCTCCCCCATTTCAGCTTCTTCAAGTTGAGATTGTTGTATAGCTTCATCAAGATCTTGCTCAGAAAGTCCTTCTTTAAAAAATTCAGGAATATTTTCATTGTTTACCCAAGCGTCAACAGCTTCATCTCCAAAAATACCCCTATATATTTGATTACTAGAAACTACTAAATTTGGTAAAAATTGTTGAAAAGTATTAGCAATATTTTGAACACTGTTGACCATTTTTTCACCTGCACTTAATTCTTTTAATTCAGGTTGACCAGTTTCAGGATTTATTTTAATTTGACCGGTTAATTCATCAATAACATATTGATCATTTAGTGTTTCTTGAGTTTTAGCCTCTATCTCAGCAGATTGTCTCGCTTCTCTTTCTTCATAAGTTTCATTTCTTTTTATATCTTCTCCAAACAATTGCCCAAAAAAACCTTTAGCTGGATCTTGATCTATAATTGGATTACCAAACTCATCTAATTCTTGTTCTTCCTCTTCAGGAGTAAATGATTGATAATTATCAAGAGTAATAAATTCGAATTCTTCTTCCATAAAGGATTATTTTTTACCAGTTAAAAAATTAGTAATTTTTTTTATTGGACTTATATCTTTAGGTGTTGTTGATTTATAATCAAATGATTGCATATAAGGCGGTAGATTATATAGCCTTGTTGATAAAAAGCTAGCTAACTTATTAGGATCTTCAAGTATTTCAGGTGTAATCAATAAGTTTTTACCACCTCTGTCTTTTATAACTATAGAACCAGCGGGTATCAATACGTCATCCTTTTTTACATCTTTTTCAAAAGTTCTAAAAACACTAGCCCCAGCTCCAGATACCCAAGAGTTTAAATCTTCTGTTGGAGGAGACAAATCTTCCACATATTTAGCCGTTCGAATATTTTCTCTTTCAGTTTGAGTTCGGCCTTGGTTTTGAGCATTTACAGCATTCATCCTAGCTGTTTGTGCATTTGCTTCAGATATTGTCAATTGTCTTTGTTGACGATCAGCGGTAAGTTGTTTAAAACTTTCATATTGTTTTACTTCGTAGTTTTCATTAGCTTTTTGAGTATATAACTTTTCCATCTCATATTCTAATCTACTACTATATTGTTCACCATCCGGCCCTTCGTAGCTACCAGAGTTTAAAGCATCATTCATTTCTTCCATGCTATAACCAGCATGATCAATAGCTAAAGACTTTAAACCATTTTCTTTATATGTATCTAAAAAAGTATCAAAAGATGCTGCAATGCCGTTTTGCCATTCTTGAGAACCAGCCGGGTTTTCTGGTGTAGGACCAGGAACACTAGACATAACAACTCTACCACCAATACTTCTTTCTGAAGGCTGCATCAGTGTAGTTACTGTTGGTAAAACTAATGCTTGAAAGTCATCCACCTTACCTATTGGCTGTGGCATTTGATTAAGTTTATTAGCCGGTATACTAAAGGGCTCACCATCAGCTGTTTCCCCTTGAAATACTAAAATATTATTATCGTCTATTCCAAAGCTGCCTCTATTATCTAGTATTGCTTGAAAATACATTTCTTGATCTTTAGGTATTGCGCCACTTAAAGTGCCTTGAGCTAAACCTTCTGCATAAGCACCTGCTGTTCCAGATATAGCATCAACCATTTGTTTTACTTGAGGTACTTGGCCCTGTAGTTTAGCTGATTCAGCTGCAAAATATGTACTATCAATTTCCCCTTTTTCTAATTGAGAAACTAAACTACTATATTTATCTACAAGATTCCTGCTCATATCTTGCATATAACTTTGTAATGGTTGATAGTCTGTTTCAGAAGATACCATTAAACCAGCCATGTTTTTAGACTTGATATCTGCTAATTGCATTTCTCTAAGTCTTTTTTGCTCAGCTCTTTCTTGTATTAATTGACTTCTTGCTATATCAGCGTCTATACTCTCAGCTGCGCTATCTAAGCTTAAGTATGTATCATATGGATTTTGTCCTGGATTAAACTGCGTAGTTATCGATGATTTTACTGCCATTTTATAATATATTTAAATTCAACATTTTAACCCTTACCTCCTAATAGCGATCCCAAAGGACCCATAGCAGCTCCAGCAACACCAGCAATACCTCCTATTAGATCGTTTGTAGCTTGTTTCCTAGCACTATCAGCAGCAGATTTTCTAGCTCCAGAAAGATCAAGTAGATCTGATTGTTGAGTATATCTGCTTTCCTGTATATCACCCATTCCTTGAGCTCTAAATTGAGCCATGTTATTGGCAGCAGCTTGGTTAGCTCTTGCAAAATCATTTTGAGCACCAGCATTGAACTGACTCATAGCGTTATTAGCACCAAATTGAGCTTGAGCAAATTGGTTATTTGCGGCAGCATTAAATTGATTCATAGCATTTTCAGCACCAAATCTTGATTGCGCAAATTGATTTCTAGCATTAGCGCCAAATTGCGCTGCTTGATTCGCCGCTTGAGCTCCAAATTGTGCCGCTTGATTTTGTGCAGCTGCTCCAAATTTAGCAGCCTCATTAGCGGCTCCAACATTAAATTGTTGTTGACCCAAATCAAATTTTGATGCTAAATTACCTTGAGCTAATTGACTTTGTTGTAATTGGCTTTCGGCAGCAGCTCTCATTTGTTCATTAGATTTAACTTGCTTATCAATGTCTGCAGATATACCTGCTTTAGATTTAGCAGCTGCATTAGCTAAAGCTGTAGCACCACCCGCTCCGGTTCCTGCTTGTGCAGCTAAATCTTGAGACGCAGCTAAAGCTTGATCAGCTTCTCTTGCGGCCATTTCAGCACCCGCTGTAGAAACCTGTAGGTTATTCATAGTGTTTGTAAGCCCTGTGTCTGCTCCTGTAGCTAGCCCACCAACACTTGTTTGTCCAGCTGTATATCCTTGTGCGTCATAACCTTGTGATGTGTATCCCTCAGCATCTGCCAGTGTAGCCAACGCAGCTTGATCAGCACTACCAAGTGTGCCAGCTGTTGCTTGTGCAGCATCGCCTAACTGTTGTGCTTCTAAACCAGCATACACATCATCAAATTGAAAATTTTTAAAAGCAGCCTTTGCTCCTGCAAATTCTTTATTTGCTGACTTTTGTTCTCTTCTTCTAGCTCGACCACCAAATAATGATCCAACCCCTTTAACTATACTTCCCATTAGTATTTCATTATTAATTCGTAAGACGGAGTTTCATCAACATGATATTCCGCTTGTTTATATTTATCTAATAACATACCTTCTTTTGCCCAAGCAAATGCGTATTTATAACCCATATCCTCTGCAAAATCAGTTGTAAAATTTACTAAGAGTTGCAATGCATCACTTCTGTCTGTGTCTTGATAAGATTTATCACTAACTACTACAGCTGGAATCGCAGTCTTACTGTTTGTCATCCATAGCCACATGGCTGCAATAGGATCATTTCCTTTGCAAACCATAAAGCCACCTAAGCCTTGTCTTTTTTCTTCTTGCTTGTCCCCAACTCTAAAAGAACCAGGTAACATATCACGGGGGAAGCCTTCGGCTCCATAAGCTTCCCACCACTTTGGTATTAAATCCCAATCGGATTCTTGTAATTTTCTTACTTGTAATTGCATATAATTTAATTTGATGAATTTACCGCTTCCGCGTTTAAAGCAAACAACTCTTTTTTTGTTGAAGCGTTTGCTACTGGTAATCTTAGTTTAATTGAGGCAAATGCGCCTTTAATCCCGCTTATTATTTTATTGTCTGTTTGAGTTAAAGTACCATTGACAACAATATAATTTGGCTCTTCTGAAGCTATCGGGGCAAAAAATTTACCTTCTTTTTCTTGAAATGTAAAATTTACTAAATTTCCCATATTATGGTAATTGTGTTATATTGATTGTAAAAGGATTTACTCCTGTAACTCTATTATTAGTTGTTGTAACCTCTGCTGTGGCGGTTTTATTAACACCTGTAGTATTAGCATCAGCACTTATGTTAAAACCTACACCAGGGGCCGCAACAGCTACCGCTTGATTAACTCCATTTAGTTTTAACCAACTTGCGGTGGCTAGAGGGGTAACTTTAATATCTACAGTCCATGTGCTTGGTACATTTACTATATTACCCGCGCTATCTAAAGTTATTGTTGCCGGAATGTTGCCCAGCGCCGCCGTTACCTCACCTGCTCCCGTTATAGTTGCTGTTGCTGTGGTATTAGCGGTAATTTCGGGTAATTGTACATTTATAACTAGTGTACCATCATCGTTGGATTGGGTTTTAGTTATAGTGGTTCCACTTACATTATATGTAGCACTGTAAGCATCTAATAATAAAACTTTTGTAGTTGAAGTCGCGGTGTAAGTGATGGTTGCAAATCTTTGGGTTGCAGCATCATATGGGGAAATATAATACGGAACAGTCGGCTGTGTGCCAGCTGGCGTACCTAATAAACCCGCACTTACCGCTGCCCATGTTAACGTAGGTTTCAATGTTGCTGTACCCCCTACAGTAATAATCCCTGAAGTAGCCGTTGTAGGTACCGTTACTGGGATAGTATACTTAACATTATCTGGTGGTGTTCCAGTTCTCTGGTTAGTTATTGTGCCAACATTTGTTGATGCGGGCATTCCAGTTGTGCTTATTGTGATGTCAGCGTCATCTACATAATAGTTACTAAATGCAGCTGTTGTAAATTCCACTTGTCCCGCTCCAGCTGTATTAAACGTTTGTGATGCTGGTGTTAATGCGGAAAATGAAATAGATTCTATTATATTTACAGTTAATAATGATATTGTAAATGCAAGAGAAGCTCCGTTGCCAGTAATATTTAAGGTTTGTATTGAATCTGAAGATCCTACGGTATGTTGTATTAAAAACACTAAATTATCATCTGTAATAGACGCTGGGTTAGTGACATTTAAAGTACTACCTGTTGCTGGTGTTAAAACCACATCATTAACATTAGTAAATTGATATTGAGAACTTAGTGGGGATACAAATATTGCCCAAGTAATTCCACTATTAGGACTAGCTGTTACAGTATTAGCGCCATTAAAAATAGAATTTGGAGCCGCCCCTGACAGCTGTAAAGTGGTATCATAAGTGGTAGCAAGAGTAGGTAATGTGCCTGCACTTCCAATATCTGTTTCAATATATTCTAATTCCCACCCAGAGTCTCCTTCATAACTTAAACTATTATATTGTTTAACAAGAGATGGAGCATCATTAACTATAGGTATTACATATGATTCTTGGGTTCCGGAGTTATAAAAATTATTCCTAGTCACATTAGTACTATGGTGCTTCCATAGGTTACCACTATTAAAGGTGTAATAAGTATTATTTAAAGATATTCCCCCTTCTTGTTTATATCCTCTAAAACTTGTCCAACCCCCTGATCTATCATCAAATGTTACCGTCAGATAACCATCAGAAGCTGTCGCAGCATTAGTGTCTTCGTTGCTATCAAACCCATTGCCTATAATAGTTAACTCATACATGCGACTATACTCATCATAAGATCCTATAATAGCTGTGGACTGTTTTAAAGCGTCTCTAAAAAAGTCTCCCATTCCAACTTGCGATATTTCAGTAATCCCATTTTGGGCTAATCTCAATACCGCTCCCCTATTCTTATCTGTAAAATATCTTGAAAAACCAAAACTTGCAAAAGATTGTGGATCATTTGATATTCCAAATTCTCCAGCATAAGCTGCAACTGTCCCTAAAAACTGCGTATTACTTGTAACTGGGACCGCTCCTCCTTCGGCTGAATATATAAAGTTCTTATCAATAGGAGATCTAGATACTTTATCTTCTTGAAATATTACTATCTGCGTGTCGTCAACAAACATTTTTTGTACAGACCCGTTTAGAGGATCAAGTGAAATTGTTAACCCACCTTCTGATTCATTAAATTGATTTATATAGTTTATTCCGGTTCTAGAGTTTAAAAGCCCACTAGAATGTATTAAAGTATTATTTCTTCTTTCTTGAGTAAAATTTTCTTGTACTACATAAGCCCTAACACCTACATCAAAAAACGGTTGGTTATACCCAGCTCTAATTCTATTTATTTCAATGTGATCATCACCCACCCCACCTGGATCAAATGTTAATAATATACAATTAAAAAAATCTATATTTATAGCTGTAGCAGGAATAGCGCTAGTGCCATCATCATTCAATATCCTACCGCCCGTAGATGTTTCGTAAAATATATCTAACTCAGAACTAACAGGTTCTGTTTCAAAAACACATAACCCTGTAGTTACACTATTACCACTATTATCAATTGTAGTAACATTAGCATCACCGGATGGGTTTTGTATAGACTGCACAGAAGTTAACGCTGCATAAGGGGATGTATATACATTTCCACCAGCTAAATATTTAGGATAAACAGATACATCACATGGAGATATTGTTGCTGAAGTACTTGGGGGTATCGCAGCTGTTTGATCTCTAGGTATTTTATTTATACTATCACCAAAACGATTGACTGTATTAGCAGCATCAATAGTAGATATCCAATTGTAATATTCTTGCTCACGCTGTTTTACAACAACTCTATATGAATAAGCCCAAGACGGTATTTGTGTTACATCTGTAAAAACTATTCTTAAGGCATTAAAAGCTGTTCCTGCATTTCCTGGAGAGGGTGACGATGCATTACCATAACCGGGATCTATAAAAACGGTATCAGTGCCAGCACTTGATAATATAACTGGCGATTGTCTACCGAATTTATCAGCAAGTACAATACCAACCTGGTATGTTCTTCTTGATTTAACTGATTGATTTATTAAGATATTATTTCTAGCCTCTGCTTCATTGGTTGGTTCAACTCTAAAAGCTATTTGAGGTATATCAAAGTTCTGTAAAAAGTTACCATAAACTAGTCTACCTCCTGCAACTTCTTGTGCTTTAGCTTTAATAGGCACGGCATCGTAAACCCTGGTAAGCTGATCACCTGGTAAAGTTCTAAATGGATCAGTAGAAGAGTATGTAAAGTTTACAAAAGGTTCTGTAGTAACTTCTAAATCATCAACAACATATAATGTACCTGATCCGGATTCTTTATATATTAGTTCAACACTTGTAATACCATAACCGGTTGGTGTAGGTATTGATAGTTGTACTTGGTTTATTGCATTAACAAAAGTTTCTATTTCCCCAAAATTAGATAATGAAGTACTTATAGTGTCAGTTTCATTTAATCTTGAAAAAACTATAGGGGAAAACGGAGCTAATACACTGTATTCGCTATCTTCAAATTGCCACCTGTATGAAAACCTAATGAGCTTATCTTCCATAAATGTAGAAGATATACTACTTTCTCTAGTTGCAGTAAGAAGAGTTGGGGCTTCATATGGTGTAAATTTTGCTACAGATATTAAATTATCAATATCCGGAGCACTTCCATAATAGCTTGTATTATTTCTAGCTGTAACTACATTTATTTTTCTTGGATAATTTCTATTATCGGTCCAAAAAAGCAAATCATCTACTACATTTACACCTGTAATTGGGTAAGCAGTATGAAAATTTAATTGTGGTGAAACTAACAAGCCAGTAACCTGCTTAGTCTTTTGATCATACTCGAATATACCATGAGTACCTGTATTAGTCTCATTGTATATAGAATTGTTTGTTACAAAAAAGTATATTTTTTCTAAATTAGAATCACTAATTTGTCCAATACATTTAGCGTTGCCGGATATCCCACTTTGAGCAACTAATTCGTTGCCTAGTAAATTTTCTATAGCACCAACATCTGAGCTTTCTGATTGCCCAATATTAATATTAAAACCTTCTCGATATTCACCGGGTGGCACTATTCTGTCATCCAGATCTCGGTTCATTTTCCCGACATTGAATGTTCTTTTAATTTCTGGCATACTAATTTATTAGTGTTTGATCCATTTAGCTTTATTACGAAATATCTGAGTCATTTCATCTACTTTCATATTAGCTATTCTAATTTTTGCATTTCTTGTTTTAGCAGCTGCTTCTTTTTTATACAAAGGCAATATGCCTGAAGCGGATGGTCTTATTTTACATAAATTATAAAGAATAGTTGACATGACGGCCTCTTCTGCTAATTTAGGCACTAACACATTGTCAAAGTCTCCATTATTACCTAATCCGTCAGATATATAGCTTAATGTTATATATGTATCTTGAGGTATTGTTGATGGAAAATATATTTGTCCAGCATTTAAATCTATAACACAAGTACCATTTATATTAGCATATTGAGGTGTTAAACCATAACGACCGCCAAAATAGCCAAAGTAATTAGGAACATCAAAATACCCATAATAATAAGTACTTGCAAGTTCCTCATTTTCTTCTGGATTATTAGATTTATATCTATCTATTGTTTCAGATGTTTCAGCAAATATTATATTACCGTCATTATCATATAAGTAGTGATAATTTTCGTCTTGAGCAACGCCTTGATTAGCTTGTGTTGTTGTGCTTGGTAATATTGTTCTTTGAACACCAGTAGCATCTGTCCATTTTATACTAATATAGTTAACGTAATCTGACGGCAAAGACATTTGTCTTAAAGAGCTTAGTTGTATCTCTAAAGCTTTTTCAGAATGAAACGTATCATAACTAAATTCTTGCACTGCTTTTTGTGCAAAGAAGGCAACTTCATATCTAGGAACCTGAGTAAGAATTTTACCATCACCAATATACGCTACAATAAAATTGTTTATTATATCGTTTAAGTTTGTTCTCCTGTAATATCCAGGGACCGCTAATCCATTACCACCATCTAAAGCGGAATAATTATCTACATCTAAAGGTTTTCTTGATATTGCCATTATTGTTCAGTTGCTGCGTTTTGTTGTTCTTTACCTTGTGCAAATCCAGTTACATCTCCTTGTTTTATAACAACTCCAGCATAATTAAGTATTTTAACAACTAAATTGTTTTCTTCTGAAGGATGTAAATCAAAGTTATAAGATTTAGCTGCTACATCATAACTGTCAGTAGCTGGATTAAATACGGTAGGATCATAGTAAGGTATTGTGCCATTAAGTACATAACCCCATTTAGGTCTAATCGTTTGTCTTAAGTAATCTAATTTTACACCAGATGTTACAGTTGAAGGATAAACAACAACACCCGTGTTTGTTAATGAATACACGGGCTGTGTTTTTACTGGTGCTGTTAATGGTGATAAATTAATGTATTTAACTTCTTCGTGTGAAGCTCTATCTGCTACAACATTATCTACAGAAACTACACCTACTCTATATAAATCAGCAGGATATGTAAATTCACCATTAGAATGAGTAAGTGTACTATCTTTATAAAACACGTTTATTTTTTCTGCTAAATAAGTATTAGGATCAGAAAAATCACTTGTTAAAAAAGCATTTAACTCATAACCTGCTTCTCTCACAAAATAACTTGCAAATATTTCATTTTGAGCTTGCTCAGCTAATCTATTAAATTCTTCAGGTGTTATATAACCACGATTATCTTTGTTTGTTATAACAAGAACAGATTGGTATACATTGTTTATATTTACCATTTATTTACTTTTATATTAATTTGTTGATGTAAGGTTGATTTCTCACCTTACATCAGGTAAGCTATGAAAGCTTTTTAGTAATTGATTTCATTAAATCAACTCCTTCGTCTGTTTTAAAGTATTGTGCTAATGCACCATAAGGATGTTGATCAAATGGTACTGTCATTACTTTTTTACCATTAGGAAACTTAAACACAGTATTATCCTCTGTTAATTCTAAAATACCAGATTCAACAGCTCTGTTGGCTAAATTTCTTAAAGTTATGTCTTCATCTTCAGAAAGCTCTATAAATAATGCTGGATTTTGTCTAGCAAATCTATAAGCATCTCTTTTTAATTCTTTAGATGATAATGTAGACACACTTGAACCTAATTCAGTTCTCATTATAGCTTCTAAATGTGAAATATCTAAAGTTCTTACTAAATTCAAAGCTTCTAGTTCAAATTCTAAACCTTCAATTTCATCTTCTGCTATAATTTGATCGTCTATTTCTTCCCAAATTTTTCTTGGATGATATATAGATAACAACTTTTGTACTAAAGGTTCTGTTCTAGGAACGTTTAATACTCCATCTTGAAATATTAAATGTTGTAACGTAGAATAACCATCTTGTTCATCAACAAATAATGAAGTTTGATTAGATGCTAATCTTAATTCTCTATTTATTCCTTTTTCCTCATCCCAATATAATAAAGGTTTTCTTGGAGTATGTCTAGTTTGTATTGTATATGTTATAGGTGCCATATTACCTTTTAATACATACACTCTATCTTTTAGTTCCCAGCTTTTTTCTGGGTTCTGTACTTTTGTTTTCATAATAAAATAATATAAGATAAGAATACTGGGCTCCGAAGAGCCCGTATCCTATAGTTAAAAATATTAAGCTTTAAATAATACGAAGTTATTAGCAGCTTGAGTAATAAGACATCTTTCACTTAAGTAGATAACTCTCATTTCATCAATGTCAGTTGTAGGGCTAGAAGTTCCAACAGATCCTGTAATCCAAGATTTATTCTTTCTGTTTTCAGTTTCTGAAGCTCTATAACGAACGTGTAAGAATGGTCGCTTGATATTTTGACCTAATTGCTGATCATAAACTGTAGAAGTTCCTGCTGGTACTAATACACCTTCAACATCACCAAAACCTCCACGAGTTGACCAGTCATTTAAGTATTTCCAGTCAGTTTTGTAAAAGTCATAAGATCCTCTGCGATATCCTGTAAATCCAAGATTTAATGCCATATCCGCGCTGTTGTTAAATACACCATAAGATGTACCATGAGCGTGGTTAGCTGTTCCAGCATATGCACCATTTTGCATTGCAAGAATATCATCAATCTCTAAAGAAAGTTCACGATTTAAGAAAAGCATGTTTTCCTCAATAGCTCCTTGCTTGTCTAATTGCTTAAGTACTGCATCAAAATCTGTTAATGCTCCACCACCTGCTTGAGCAGCTGCTTGAGATCCAAATCCTTGATATACATTTCCACGTGCTTCAAGAGCAGCAAAGAAACCTTCAGTACCTTTAGCGTTTTGGTTTGTTCCACCAACAGTAATTGAACTAGCGCCTGTAGTATAACCTAAAGTTATTCCATTAGCACCACCTTGTCCACCTGTTTTAAGGACACCTTCAACCATAGACATTTCAATGTAATCTTCCCAACGCAATCTATTTTCGTGTTCAGATTTCATATACCATAAATATCCACTTGCACCATTTTCAGAAGAAACTTCAATCCAACCAATCTGAGCTGTGTCAGAACCATTGATTGCATAATTTTCTTTTAAGATAATTGGTGAGTTAGTAAATGTAGCGTAGCTAGGATTTAAAGACTCTGTAAAAGTACCAGTACCTTTAGCAAATTCTGATCCATAAGAAATAGCTGTTACTCTCTCTCCTACTAAGATTCCATTGTGAGCAACGTAACATTTGATTTGGAAGTTTTGTCCTGCTACTGCAGTTACAACTCCTTTTATTACTTCGCCTGTTCCACCAACAGCTGATGTAGCTGTAGTTTGAACTTGTACCATTACTGTTTCTCCAACTCTAAAGTTTACAGGCTCAGTTTTATCTGTAGTAACTCCTGTACTTCTTGGTTGTGCAGTTGGTACACTAAAGTTAAGTGCTGTACCTGATACACCTGCTACAATAGCGCCTGGAGTTGCTCCACCTGGAAGCGTTCCTGCATTATTTAAAGGGATCACGTTAGCGTAACGTGTGTGTAATCTACCTTGCTCAGTCCAGATAATTTGATCTGAAGTGGAAGGCATCTCTGCTGATACCATACGTAAAAAAGAACCAATAGATCTGTTTCCATATCTTTCTACTTCTTTTTCGTATACATCAGGTAAAAATTGTTGACCCCACTGAGCAAAATTTGCATCAGTAAAGTCGATGTAGTTCCCAGGATACATTGTTTTGCTCTGGGTTGGTTGTAAAGCGGCTGGTATGCCTACTGTAAATGCCATTTGTTTTGATTTTAAAAATTATTTATTTCCATTTAACTCGCAATTTAGAAGAATCGGTTCCAGAAACAACTTTAACTTTTTGTCCATTTGAATTTACAATACTAGAATTATCAACTCGCGGTGACATATCAATATTTTTTGCAGCCTTAGCTTGCTCTTTTATAGCGTCGGCACGGCCTTGCTCATAAAAATGATTAGCTATTTTATCGGCATTACGCCCGGCAAATAAAGCTTTATGATAGCCTTTAGCATCTGAAATAGTGCCGTCTTTACCTATAAATTCATTAGCAAAATTTTTAATATTAGATTGGAAATCTTTAACTTGTAATGGATTTTCTACTTTAAAACGGTATTTATTTTTTCCTACGCTAAAATCAAAACCTTTGAAATCGTCAGAAAAAACCTTACTAGTCTTATTCATAAAATCTTTTTGTAAAGTTTCACTTTCTTTTATTAATTCTTGTTGTTCATTATAATACTCATAAGCCTTTTTGTATTCAGGATCAATATCATTTTGCTTTCTTAACTTAAGATCAGCATAATATTTTTCCTTACTTGTTTTAAAATGGTTTTGAGCATTGAATAATTCCTCTTTAAAAGCTAATTGTTTAGCTTTAACATCTGACGGATCTTCCGTCTCTGCATCATAACCAAAATTTTTATTGAGCATAAACTCAATATCATCTTGATTTAAATGCGGTTTTGTACTTTTATAATATTCACGCAGTAAAGTAGTATTATCATATTTACTAATGTCTTTATTAAGATTAACATAATCTTCTAAAGAACCACCAGTTTCTTCCATGAATGTAACTAACTTTTCCACGTTTTCAGGAAGCATCTGTTTTTCAGCTTCCTTTACTTCTTCTTTTTGTTCTTCTGTTATTAAGGGTTTTTCTTCTTTAACAACAGTTTCTTCATCTTCTTTAATTAGTTCTAAAGGTGAATCAGTTGACTCTTCTTTAGGTGTTTCTAATACTTTTTCTTCAGCTTGAACGGGGTTGTTTTTTCCATCGGGCTGCTGCCGTACCTCTTCGTCCACTTTTTTGCTATCTCCGGATGATTCATCCACAGGAACTTCCTCTGTTTTTCGCTCTTGAATGGCATTTTCTTCTTTGTTTTGTGTAGGGGGGTTATCTAAATTGATTTTATAAACACCATCGTCCTGTAAGCCATACTCAGATGCAACTTCCCCAGTTTCTACCGCTTGATCTAATACAGCAGCTTCTTGTTCTTGTTTAGTAGGTGCTGGACTATCGTCGGCAACAACCTTAACTTGTACTTTTTCTTGTTCTTCCATAATTTTATATAATATAATAGTTACTTATTTTTATTTAGGTGAAAATCTACTTAAATCAATGCCACCTAAAACATCATTTCCTTTAGATTCAAAAGATTTTGCTGGTTTCCCAGAAGAGGGTGGCCCTGCTACGGATTTACTAGAAACCTTTAAACTTTCTCTTTCCATAGCCCCTTGATTATTTTGTTGAGTTAATTCTTTTTGAGCCTGTAATTCTAATTGTTTTAATTGAACATTTAATTCATATTCATATTGCATTAACTCTCTTTTTGTTTGGGCTTCTACTTCTAGTTTTTTAATTTCAAATTCAATATCAGCTTTTCTATATTGTATTTTAGACTCTGTTTTAACTTGTTCCGCCTGAGCTTTTGCTTCTTCTATTTGCACCTGAGCAGCCCCTTGAGCCTCAGCTTGAGCAACACTAGCCGCTTGAGCCATCTCTTGATCCATTTGCTGTTTCCTTACTCTTTTTATTTTAAGTAATTGGTTAGCAAGCTTTAAGTTTTTAACTTCTCTAATATCTATAGCATCTTCTAAGTTAATACTATCTTTAGATAAAGCTATTTGAATATTAGCTTCTAGTAGGGATTTTTCTTCTTCATCTGGCATTAATTCTAAAAATATACCAAAATCATGCAAATGTAAATTTTTTATTTCTTCCAACGATCCGACGGAAAATTGACCCAACGCACCTATAAAAGCTTCTTTTGTAGGATGAAATTCTAAAACATCTTTAAACCGCAAGCAGATAGCCTCAGCTAAGGCTAATGTTATATATAAACTACTATCTAGTATATGTCTTGTAGCTGTATTACTATTGGCTGCAGCAAGTTTTTGAACCCCAACTAAAGAATTTGGA